ATGCAAAAAGCCGTGTTTCCTATCCAGAGTCATGCTGACATCACCAAAGCCATTAACTACATGCATACCAATTACACTCAGGCGATTAATGAGGGTAAGCCGTTGGTGGTGAGGATTAATCAAACACCAGATGAACGGTCAGCAGCGCAGAATAGGCTTTACTGGAAATGGATCGGTGAGATTAGAAGAAAGACTGGTCAGGATGAAGATTCACTCCATTACGAGCTCAAGAAGAAGTTTCTGATTTATATCTATCGTCGAGATGACCAGCAGTTTGCTGAAATGTGCCATGCCATTGCCAAGGTGAAGCAATCTGAACCAGATGAGTATAAGGCTATCGGTGAACAGGTCATCAGGCTTTGCAGTACAACCAAGGCGACAGTTAAACAAATGACCGAGTATTTGAATTATGTGCATGACTTTGCTGTGACCCAGTTGCATGTGCATTTAACTGTGCCGGATGATTTGAAGTGGTGTTATCAGGAGTAGGTTAATGTCATGCCAAGGCTGTGAAGCACGACGTAAATGGATGAAAGAACAATATGAACGATCAAGAGAAAGAATGCGGTTGTGCATCGAACGACTTACTTCTAAAGCTAATCGAGCAGAACAACCAGCTGATTCAGCAAAACAACCAACTCATCCAGATCAACAATGAACAGAATGCTCAGATCAATGAGTTGTTAATGCGGCTTGAGGATGAAGAAGAGCCGAAGTCATCAGGTTATTTGGATGGGTAGATATGACATCAATCATAAGTAGAGCTGAGGCTGATAAGCGTCGGGTGGAGTTAAAGAACATGAATAAGCCAAACCGAGTAATGGTATCAAAAGTTAGATGGAAGGATGGAAGTTCAGGGCCTTCTGGTGCTGCGGTAATGCTTTCGAATGGAAAGTACCTAGATTGCCAAGTTCAAAATGTCATAGTTTTAGGCGATGTCTGGTGCGCTGAAATTGATGTCCGAATTAAATTTAATGACTACTCAACCACTGTATGTTTTGGATCGGATCGACAGGCTGAATCACTGCGTGTAGCAGATGTCCTATTTCCAGAAAAGGGTAAGCTTCAAGGTACGCAGGTTGTTCTGAATGATGGTAGTTACCTAAGTCTAATCCAAGGTATTCGTTTTGTAGAGAATGGCTTAAGAGTGAAGGTGCGTATAAATAATGAAACTACAACAGCTCAAGCCGAGACTACAGACAGCCAAGGAACCGAGACTAATCAAACAAGTCAGTGATTCATGGCGTGATAGCAAGACTACAGCAGAGCGTGGATATGGGTACAAGTGGCAGAAGTATCGCTTAAGTTTCTTGCAGCGCAATCCATTGTGTGTGTACTGCTTGGAGCAGGGTAGGGTAACTGAAGCTAAGGTGGTCGATCACATTGAGCCGCATCGTGGTGATCAGGATCTATTCTGGAATACAGACAACCACCAAAGCCTATGCATGTCCTGCCACTCATCTATCAAGCAGCGCGAAGAAGCAGGGTCGAAGAACAGTACAGCATACGTGTTCATGCCTGACTGGTTAGAACCAATACCTCGATTAACAATCGTGTTCGGCTGTGCAGGTTCAGGTAAGTCTACATGGGTGAAGGAGCATGCCAAGCCTAATGATGTGGTACTCGACTTGGATGAGATGATTGCTGATATTGGTGGTAAGCCAATCTATAAAGGCAATAAGCAAGACTTTGCACTGGCTGTTAGGAAGCGCAATAGCTTGTTGCTACAGATGTCTAAGCACAACCAGAGTGGCTATCTCATTCTTACAGGTTCAACTCCAGCACAGCGGCGCTGGTGGGTCTCTAAGCTACAACCATCCTCAGTGCATATCATGGAGACATCCAAAGAAGAATGCATTGAAAGGATTATGAATGATGAAAGAAGAACTATGTCGGTTAAACAGAAGCAGATTCAATCGGTTGGTAAATGGGAGATTTGATTTCCCGATGGTGGGGGGTAAAAGATTCTTAAAAAACGATTGAAAAATCCTGACCACCAGCCGACCCACGTATAAAAAAATTTCCCATTTCACAAATATGTTAAAGGAGGGCGCATGGCTTTAACAGCAAAAAAGAAGGCATTTGCCCAAGCTAAACATGATGGCGCTGATAACAAAGAAGCCGCTATTTTCGCGGGTTACAGCCCTGAAACGGCCTCACAAGCCGGGTCAAGAATGGCGAAAGATCCTGATGTAATCGCTCACCTTGAACGCCTTGCCAGTGTTAAAGATGTTAACACTGATGTTAAGCCTGATTCGAAACCCATCATCACCAAAAAAGACATTGAAACTGCTGGTAGTCGTGCTGACCCGCTAAAGTTTCTGGAAGAAATCTGGACTGATCCGGTTGAAGATATGAAATTGCGAATGGATGCAGCAAAAGCAGCCCTTCCATATTTCCACGGCAAGGTTGCTGAGAAAGGCAAGAAAGAAACCAAAGCCGATGAAGCCAAAAAAGCCACTCAAGGCGGAAAGTTTGGAACACTTGGTTCGCAGCTAAGGAGCTGATATGTCAACAGTGTCTTTTAATATAAATTACCCAATACGCTTCAAGCCTACGGACTTTGGGAAGGCGCACTATCGAGAGCAAAGAGAAGTAATCCAAAGAAGAATAAAAACCCTAGATATTCCTCTTGAATTAAAGCTGGATGAAGAGGGGTTTGCATCAATGCAAATGCATGAGTTTATGCATTACTTTGGAGATGTTGCTTATTGTGGTGGGCACCCATTCATTGAGAAATGCGAAATTCTCATAAAAGAAGAACACCTCGACAGAAAATAAAGGCTAATTTATGTCAGCAATACTCCCAGAATGGTCGACATCTCTTCCAGACTGGGAGGAACGTATTGTCGCTAAAAAGTCACTCATGCCATGTGAACCGCTTTTTCCAGAAGTGGCCGATGTAGCAGAGCGGATTTTTAAAGAATTAATCCTGGTCGATGTGATGGGTAGCCCAAAAATGGGCGAAGTCACATTGCCATGGGTAATTGAATTTGTCCGGGCAATCTTTGGTGCTTACGATCCAGAACAGAAGAAGCGTTTAATCCGTGAATTCTTCCTGCTGATCTCCAAGAAAAACACCAAGTCAACGATTGCAGCTGGAATCATGATGGTGGCCTTGATCTTAAATGATCGTATGTCGGCTGAGCTTATCCTGTTGGCGCCCACAAAAGAGGTTGCAGACAATAGTTTTAATCCAATTCGAGACTTCATTCGAGCTGATCCTGAGCTTCAGGAAATGTTCAATGTGTCCGAGCACACCAAAACAGTCACTCACTTGGGCACCAATGCGACCTTAAAAGTGATTGCTGCGGAAAGTAACGCTGCTGCAGGTAAAAAGGCTTCAATCATCCTGATCGATGAGGTCTGGTTGTTTGGGAAGCGTGCAAACGCTGAATCGATGTTTCGTGAGGCAAAGGGTGGCTTGGCATCACGTCCTGAGGGTTGTGTGATTTATCTGTCTACCATGTCAGATGAAGTGCCATGCGGTGTGTTTAAGCAATTGCTGGACTATGCGCGTGATATCCGGGATGGAGTAAAGGTCAATCCTCAGTTCTTACCTCTGATTTATGAGTTTCCAGAATGGATGCTTGAAGCGGGTGAACACTTAAAACCTGAAAACTTTTATGTTACCAATCCAAACTTGGGTGCATCGGTTGATCTGGATTACCTGATTAACGAATTTGAGAAGGTTAAAGACGCTGGTGAAGAATCGCTGCGTGACTTCCTTGCAAAACACTTAAACGTACCAATTGGCCTAAATCTACGTGCCAACCGCTGGGCTGGTGCTGAATATTGGCTGCAGCAATCTAAAAAATTCACCTTGGATAAGTTGATCGAACAATCGGATGTCATTACCTGCGGTATCGATGGTGGTGGCCTGGATGATTTACTTGGTTTCGCTGTACTGGGTCGGCATAACAAAAGCCGTAAATGGTGGCTCTGGAATCATGCTTGGTGCAATAAAACCGCAGTCGAGAGACGTAAAGAGAATGCGCCAAAGTATGCCGATTATGAAAAAGAAGGCAGCCTGACCATTGTGGATCGTATCGGTGATGATATTGACCAGCTGGCAGCCATTGCAAAGAAATGCTTCGACTCTGGCAAGCTCGACAAGATTGGACTGGATCCACTTGGTTTGGGTGGTCTGCTTGATGGCCTGCTTGATGCCGGTATACCTGAAGACAAAATGATTGCAGTAGCTCAGGGGTTTAAGTTGATGGGCTACATCCTCACCACTGAGCGAAAATTAGCTGAAGGCAATCTTTACCATGCTGGGCAAGACTTAATGACCTGGTGTGTTGGTAATGCGCGTGCAGTCGTGAAGGGTAACGGCATGATGATCAGCAAACAGGAATCGGGTGTCGGGAAGATTGACCCATTGATTGCCACGTTTAACGCGGTGGCCTTGATGTCGATGAACCCTGAACAGGCCGAAAAAGAATATAACGTCTTCTTTATCTAACCAAATCAATTAACCAAAGCTCGCATTAAGCGGGCTTTTTTATTGGGGTATCCAATGAAAAAAGCTTACAGCTTGCTACAGGTCAAGTCATTTGATGCTGAGCAACGAATTATTAAGGGAATTGCTTCAACCCCAAGCCCGGATCGAGCAGACGATATTGTGGATCCGCAAGGTGCCAAGTTTGCGCTTCCTATTCCATTTCTTTGGCAGCACATGCACTCACAGCCTATTGGTGAAGTTACCGAGGCAGTTGTGACCGATAAAGGCATCGAGGTGACTGTTCAGATTGCCAAGATTGAAGAAGAAGGAAAATTAAAGGACCGCATTGATGAGGCTTGGCAGTCCATTAAGTCAGGTCTGGTCAAAGGTCTATCTATTGGCTTTCGTGGCCTCACAGTTGAAGACATTCCGCGTTCATGGGGTCTGCATTTTAAAGAGTGGGAGTGGTTTGAATTATCAGCCGTAACTATCCCAGCAAATGCAGAAGCATCCATCACAGAAGTTAAATCGATTTCTAAATCTTTCGAGCAGCAAGAAAAATCCGCGATTGGTGACGAGCCGCAAAAACCGAAAGTAGAAAAAACCCCTGCTGGCGATTCGGCAGAACAAAAACACGTAATAGTCAAATTGAATTGCCCAACAAAGGGTGGAGTGAAATTATGAATAAATATCTAAAACAGCTGCTTGATGCTCTTGCTGCAAAGAATGCTGAAAAGCAAGGCATCGTAACCAAAGCACTTGATGGTGGTCAAACGCCAAACGAAGATGAAGAAAAGCAGATTGATGCAATTGATGCTGAAATCGCTACTATTCAGAAAAACATTGACCGTGTTAAAGACATGATCAAACAGGCAGAAGATGCTGCAAAAAATGCAACTCCTGCTGCTGGCCAAACCGCTGCACAAGCAAAAGCCTCAGCTGAAGGCAATCCGAACCCTGAAGGCAACGACTCTAAAATTGAAATCGTGCCTTTAGCTAAAGGTATTGGCTTTGCTCAATATGCCCGAGCGAAACTTGCAGCCGCACTTGAGGCCAAAAAAGGCCACTACATCACACCAGTAGACATGGCAAAACAACTTGGCTTTGGTGACGAGGTTCAGGACCTTGTGACAAAAGCAACTTTGGGTACCACTACAGACTCAGGATTTGCGGCATCACTGGTCACTGAAAACCGCTTAGTTGGTGAGTTTGTTGACATGCTTCGTGCTGCAACCGTATTTGACCAACTTACAGGTTTCCGTAATGTGCCTTTTAACTCCAAAATCCCTAGCCAGTTAACCGGCGGTCAAGCGCAATGGGTGGGTGAAGGCGCACCAAAGCCATTAACAAACCCAACCTATGGCGAAGTGGAAATCAAAGAGCATAAGCTTGCTGCTATCACGGTCTACACTCAGGAGCTAATGCGACGCTCTGATCCAGCCGTAGACATTTTGGTTCGTGATGACTTAATTGAAGCATCAAAAACTTTAATTGATAACACATTCCTTGATGCCGGTGCTGCCACCGCGGTTCGTCCTGCGGGTCTACTGAATGGCATTACTGCTACTGCCAACACTGGCACCACAGCAGAAAACTATGAAGCCGACCTACTGGCCTTAGTGAATAGCTTTGTTACCGCAAACCTCTCGCTGGATGGTGCGTACTTCATTATGTCTGAAACGCGCGCTGCTCAGATCAGCTTACTTCGTGATGCTTTGGGCCGTAGCTATTTTGAAGGCATGGCACTTCGTGGTACTCGCACCTTGATGGGTATTCCAGTTATCACCTCTCAGACTGTCGGCAACAAGATTATTCTTGTGAAGACTTCTGAGATTCTGCTTGCTCAGGATGGTGGGGTGGATGTGTCTTACTCTGATCAAGCGACTCTGGTTGATGGTGGTACGACTCATCACTTGTGGCAAGAAAACAAATTTGCGGTACGTGTTGAGAAATTCATCACTTGGGCAAAACGTCGCCCAATCGCAGCGGCATTCCTAGATTACACACCATAATCTAAATTGAATGCTTCAAAAACAGCTCCTTAACCGGGGCTGTTTTTATATCTAAGCATCACAATTGTTTAGCTATAGGAACAGTCTATGAAGATTAAATATTTAAAGATAACCCACGACTCTAATGTTGGGGATGTGAAAGAGGTTCCTGACTTTCAGGCAAATGTTCTGCTCAAAATTGGAGTAGCTGAAGCATATAAAGAGCCTAAAAAGGCTGCTCCAAAAGCGAAAAAAGAAGATAAAACTCAAGAATAGGATGTAAAGAATGGGCTTTTTCGGAAATTTATTTGGTAAAAAGAAATCTCTCCAAGGAGTCCATTCAAACCAAGGTTGGACTTCTTTGTCTGTGCAGGAACCTTGGTCAGGCGCTTGGCAGCATAACCAAGAATTAACTCGGGAGGATTTGGCAGCACATCCTGCGGTTTTCTCATGCATTTCCTTGATCTCTCAAGACATTGGGAAAATGGGTATTTTGCTTAAAAAGCAGAAAGGCGGAATTTTAGTTAATGCCCCCATTCCTGATGACTTGGTTGTTCTTAAACGTCCAAACCATTACCAAAACTGGCAGCAGTTTTTAGAGTTCTGGATGATCTGCCGAAAATTACGTGGTAATGCATACGGATTTAAGGTGCGTGATGTATTTGGACAGGTGGTTAAAATTGTTATTTTAAATCCAGATCAAACAAAGCCGCTGATCAGTGATGATGGTCAAGTATTTTATCAGCTTGGAATTGACCGGTTGAATGGAACTGAGTCTGTGGTTGTTCCTGCTTCTGAAATCATTCATGACCGTGAAAACTGTCTTTATCATCCACTAGTAGGCATTCCAGCCATTACTGCTTATGGAATTTCAGCGGGATTGGGTTTAAATATTCTGAAAAATTCCAAAACTTCTTTTGGGAACATGAGTCGACCAAGCGGCATTCTGGTTGCACCAGGTGCGATTTCAGAAGAAAAGGCTAGAGCTATTGGTGCAGCATGGAATGCGAACTATACAGGCCAAAACATCGGTAAAACTGCGGTACTGGGCGATGACCTGAAGTACCAGCCAATCAGCATGACGGCTTCAGATACTCAAACTATTGAACAGCTGGAAATGACAAACCAGATTATTTGCTCGGTATTGCATGTGCCAGCCTTTAAGGTGGGTTATGGAACAATCCCAGCAGGGCAGAAGGTTGGTGATCTAAATGAAATCTATTTTTCTGACTGCCTGCAAAGTCCGGTAGAAGCTATTGAAAACCTGCTTGATGATGCATTTGACTTAAAAGCGCGTGGCCTTGAAATATTTCTTGATGTTGATTCTCTACTCCGCATGGATAAAGAAACAAAAATGGGCATTCAGGAACGTGGTGTTAAGGCTTCAATCTTTACACCAAATGAAGCGCGTCAGCAGTTCAATTTAGAGCCTTTGGTGGGTGGTGACACGGTTTACATGCAACAACAGAACTATTCGCTGGAAGCATTGTCTAAGCGCGACCAGATGGATGATCCTTTTGGTAAATCCGCACCTAATACACCTCAAAATACCGATAATTCAGACCAAAAAGGCCAATATCAAGGAATTTTTAAGACTGAAAACCAGTATAAATCAGGTCAGTTTGTGACGCACAAAGGCTCATTATGGCACTGTGAAAAAGATCATTCAGGCGAATTTAGCCATGAAAACTTCAAATTAGCGCAGAAAAAATGGGGTGAAGAATGAGTATTGTAAGTCTTGAGACCCTAAAAGAGCATTTGCGCTATGACGATGATTCAAATGATTTAATGCTTCAGGGGTATTTGGATGCAGCAGATTCAGTGGTGTTGAATTACATCACTGATGAGCTTGAGCCTGATTATCCCAAAGCAATTCATCAGGCAATTTTGTTGCTGTGTGGATATTGGGATCAGTACCGCAATGCTGAGCAGGAAATGCCGGTAAATGGCAATTTTCTGCCGATGCCGGTACAAAGCCTTCTTTATCCATATCGTAAGCCTACAGCTATTTAGGAGGGTGTATGTGCTGCCAATGCTGCAAATGTTGCAAAAACTCGAATTCTGAGAGTTTGGCCAAACCTGAATATGTTCCACCACCACCGCCAGTTAAGATAAAGATTGCATAGGAGGTTATATGGCCCAACGTGCCGGCGAACTATGCCACCGTGTAACGATTCAGCATAAAACCACGGTCTATGATGAATACAACTACGAAACTGAAGACTGGACTGAGTTCAAAAAGCTGTGGGGTAAACTGGATTTTCTTTCTGTAAAAGACAGCCTTACATCAAAGGCTGCCGGATCAGAAACCACAGCACGGCTAAAACTGCGCAAGCGTAAAGATATTGATACTGGTATGCGTGTTTTATTCGATGGACAGACTTTCCAGATCGTTTCGCCACCAAAGCCAGACAACGAGAATGGTCGCATTTATATGACGCTGGAGTTGTCTTTGGTGTCTTAATTGTGCTGATTTTGGTATAATTATTGAGCGGATAGGCTGATCACTGAAAGCCACTTAACCTGAGTGGTTTCCGCAATCTCTAATCAGGTTTTGCAGAGGGCAAAATAATGATAAAAACACTCCTTCGTGATTTCGCATGGTACATGGTTGCAATGTTTACGCTGTACCTAATGTGTTTATTTACAGTGGGTATTATTGGCCACACATTCATTGTTGATTTCAGCTTAATTTTTGCTGCAACTACTATCGTTTGCTTTCCGTTTTTTGTGGGGTTTAAAAGGATGATATCGCAATGAGGAAAAAGAAATTCACAAAAGAGCGATTTTACAAAAGACTGGCAGCTCGAAAATTAAAAGCGATGTTGCGAATCGAGCAAGGCATTAAGCTTGCAAAAGAAGTTATTAATACAGAACATGGGTTAAACCAGGCAATTCAAAATCTGGATATGGATTTAGCCGTACAACTTACAATCAAGCAGATGAATTTGCATAACCAGGTTAAGCTTCTTATGGCTTACAGGGTTTGAGTTATTAAGTTGCTGTGCCGCCCGCCTAGTGCGGGTTTTTTAATGCGAGGCATTTATGTCAGTGGAGTTTAATATTGAAGGCTTGGATGAAGTTCAGGAAAAGCTTAAAAGACTGGCCAATCCTCGCTTAATGAAGAATGCTGCAAGGCGTTCCATGCGTAAAGCCATGGCAATTGTTCGTGATGCGGCAAGAGCTAATGCTAAAGCTTTGGATGATCCTGAAACAGCCGAAAAGATCTGGAAAAATATTGCGATTGCTGCCGGTAAAACCCGAAACCCGAATGAAGTGGTGATGCGTGTCGGTGTTCGTGGTGGGGCTGCACAGAATGCAAATACTGATCGCGCAGCCTTATCTAAATTATCTGGTGGAATCACGACCTATTGGAGATATTTGGAATTTGGCAGTGCCAAAATGCCTGCCACACCTTTTATGAGACCTGCCTTATCCAACAATATACCCCAAGTAACAAATCAATTTGCTACATCTTTCAACCAAGAAATTGACAAGGAACTCGCAAAATTATGAACATTTTACCTGTAGTTCCAACACTGAAATTGGCTTCGGCAGTCACAGCATTGCTCGGCACCAATCCTTTAAGAGTATTTGAAGATGTAGCACCACACAAAACACCATATCCCTACGCAGTCTGGTCAGTAGTCACAGCAAATCCTGAAAACAATTTGGATTGCCCAGCAAATACTGATCATGTGTCATTCCAGATTGTGGTTTATGACACCCAGCAGAAAAGAGCATCCGATATCCGTGCTGCAATCAGAAAAGCTTTAGAGCCACATTGCTATGTCACCAATATTCACCCGAACCATTTTGAGCGTATTGCTGACACCAATATTTTTGGTCGTGGCTTTGATGCGAATTGGTTTCTAGATCGTTAAACAAATTTATTTTTTCACATAGCACCCAAACGGGTGCTTTTTTTATGCCTAAAATTGAGGAGTAGCTACTCATGGCAGTTAAGACAAACAAAACGCATGTTTATGCGGTCGTAAATAAAGAAGTTGTTCGTTTCAGTTGTTATTCAGGTTTTGGCTTTGGTCAAGACTCATTCGGCAAGATCGATGCGACATGCCTTGATTCTGACACTAAAAACTATGAGCGCGGTATGCGTGATCCGGGTGAAGGCTCTATTGCTATTCAGTTGGATGATGAAAATGCAAGCCATATCAAGCTTATTCAATTGGCTGAGTCCGGTGAAAAAGTCGAATGGTATATTGGCTCAAGCCATGCAGAAACAGCGCCCGATTATGACACTGCGACCGATACCATTGATTTACCAGGTGATCGTGTCTGGTGGACTTTTGAAGGTTACTTAAACCCAACTTCACCTGATGATCTTGCCCAAGACTCTCTAATTACCTATTCATTCACTCTGGTGCGCACATCAGGTGTAACTACAATCTTCCGTGATCCAGCAGTGGTGACTCCATAATGGCTAAATTAACATTAACCGCAACCAAGCAAGTGATTGGTGTGGGTAGTTTTGTTGAAAAAACAATTCAGTTCCGTGATAAAGATGGCGCTGAAGTCAGTGGTGAAGTTCTTATTAAAATTGCATCACATGATGAGATTGTTAATGCTTCAGATGTTTGGAAGCTGAAAAACAAACAAGAGCTCACACTAGATCAGCTTAAAAAAGCGTTAGTCTTCCAGGTTGTATATGAAGACGAAAAGACACAGTTTTTCCCAAAAATTTCTGAGACTGGTGCTGTTTCAACCGAAGTAATTGAGGCTATGTATTCCGCTGCTGACGAGGTTTTAGATTTTGCGGGAAAGAACTGGATCTACAAGACGAAGATGAATTCTTCTGCGAACTCGTCCTTAACGGAATTGGTGGAAGAACAATTGCCGAAGCAAAACGAAGCTTAAGCAGCCGGGAGTTAAAATTATGGAGGGCCTTTCGTCAAAAACGAGGCTCTCTTTTTTTTGGTCGGCGGATTGAGCAGGGCTTTGGCAACTTAATGGCGACTTACTTTGGATCGAAGGGTGCTAAAAACGTGAAAGCGAAATCTTTTATGCCTCATGAAGACCAACCGGAAGAACTTTCGCTTGAAGAATATATGATGCAAAGTTTTGGAGGGGGATCGACTTAGGTCGGTTTCTTTAAAACTTGCTCAAGCATTTCTTTTAATTCCTTGATTTGCTTTGCCTGCTCTAAGTAAGACTGCATCATCAACTCGAACTCGAGTGTTTCTGAAACTTTAACTTCAGGCTCAAAACTTTGTTCTAGGCGAGTACATATTTCAGCATTAATTGAGCGACTGTGTGATTTTGCAGACTCAACCACCTTATCTCTTAATTCTTCAGACCAGCGTAATTTATATTGTGGTTCTTTTTGGTTTTCACTCATCAGGGCAGCCGGAAAAATATTAGATGTTTTTATAATAAAGTACCTCTTTGATGTTGACAATGACATAAAAGAGGTACAATATAGAAACGTACCTAAATGATGTTATGAGGAACACATGAGTATCAATCAAAAAGGCCAGCAGTACAAAATGCGGTTTCTGGATAATAAAGATCACGAAAAGTTGAAATTAAAAGGTAAAGAGGAGGATCGTTCGATTAATTGGCTTATCAACCAAGCTATAAAAGAGTTTTTAAATAAAGAGAGTGCGAAAGCATGAAATCAACAGACAACAAAAAAGCCCCTGAATCTTGGCGGATGCGGAGCTTTGGTGTTGTTAACAAAGGAATATTAACTATGTCTAGTTTAGCATTAAGTTTTAACGAAGTAAATTTTTCACCAGTAGAGCAGAATGGTCAAATTTGGCTAACAGCAGTTGAATTGGCCAAAGCGCTAGGGTATGCAAAATCAGATGCTGTAACTCAGGTTTATGAGCGAAATAAAGATGAGTTCACACCTTCAATGACAACGACCCTCAAATTGAGTGTCGTTAGAAAAACAGGCAAAGTTGAAATGGATCATCGCATCTTTTCTCTTCGCGGTGCTCACTTAATCGCAATGTTTTCCAAGACAGCAATCGCTAAAAAATTCCGTAAATGGGTTTTGGATGTTTTGGATCGCGAAGTTATGAGTCAGCAGGTGAATTCCAAGCAAACTATCTCGCCAGAACAATGTGGAATCCTATATAACATCGTTCACACTCGCGCTGGTGGCAATCAAGGTTTAATCAAGCAAATGTGGAGCCGCTTAAAAAATCACTTTAAGTATTCTGCAAGCTACCGTGAATTGCGTGCCATTCATTTTGAGGATGCGAAACATTATTTAGAGCTTATGGAATTAAAAGTAAGTTCAAAGCAGTCGGAAGTTAAAGCTTTACCTTATCCACAAGAAATTATTCAAATTGCTGAGCAGATTAATCAAGAATTTAAAAACTCTCGATATGATTCTTGGCATGTGAGCGCCCGCAATGGCGTGTTGACTGCAATGCCACTGCCACCGGGCTTTTATCCAACAATGAACATTGCAGAATTCACTAAACGCTTTGATAGTGTACTAGATTTGCTGTATGGAACAGATACACTGCGCGTAGGGCGCTATATGTTAGCGGAGATGAATAAAAACCCATGAAAGTATTAAATTTTTCAAACATACCGCTTAATTACTTGGATGTTGCAAAGCAAATTCTTAACTTGGATATTGTTAAAGAGGAAATTGAATTCATGCAGCGCCTAGATATTGAGGATCCAATGGTGGAACTTGAGGCTGTGCATGATGGCTACACCTTGGTATCTATACCTCATGCTGATGTTTGGCTTTTAAGGTTACCGGATGGTATCTGGAAAAGAGCATATATCGGGCATGGTGAGGTTTATGCTAAAACCGTACTAGAGGATAAATATAAGCACTTAGAAGTTTTTAAGGCTAATATCACCAGCTTTAGAAAAGTCTGTCCGGTTTATATTTGATATTTAAATAAAACAAGACCACTCTTCGGAGTGGTTTTTTTGTGCTGAAATTAGTATCTTGTCCTGAATAACAAATATTTGGGGTGGGGTATGGAAATAGTAATAGCAATAATTGTTGGTGTGGTTATTTGGTATGTTTTGAAAGCTAAAAAGGCAGCAAGTGAAACAAGTATAAATCCAGACCCAAACAATACTTCATACGCTTACAATATTGTGGGTGAGCAGTCCTATCAAAATAACCTAAAAAAGATAGCCGGACCCAAAGAAGAAGAGTCGAAGTTTTTTGAGTGCTATGCCAAAGTTAGCTCAGAGCCATTTAATCAGTATGATAAGAATGCCGTTAAAGTTGAAATTAATGGCTTGCTTGTGGGTTACTTGAGTAGAGGTGAGGCGGCAAACTATCCGGCAAGGTGGTAAACAAAACTGTTCCAGCGGTCATAGATGGTGGCTGGAAAGATGAAGAAAGTACAGGTAGTTATGGTGTAAAGCTCGCAATTAATAACGTTAATGACTTGGTGTAAATGATATGGAAAAAATTATATTTTGCTCATTACTTTTAGTTTCAATGAATTCTCTGGCAAAGGAAATTAAAACAAAAGAGCAAGTAATTGAGAATATATGTGGGGATGCATCTGTATATGCCAAGCAAGTTATGAACGGTAGACAAGTTGGAGTTATGATCTCCGATGCTTTAAAAATTGCAAATGAAAGCAACATGCCCGAAGAGAAGCTAAAATTTTATAAATCAATTATATATAATGCGTATAAAGAGCCAAAAGTAATTGATGGGGCATTGCAAGTTTCAATCGAGAATGAATATAGTAACTCTGTTTATATGACTTGCAGTGACGCTATGATGAGAAATCTACCTGATACAAATTAAAAGTTTGATTTATTAAAAATCATAAAACCCCGCACCAGCGGGGTTTTTTATTATCTGAGGAAAAGTTATGGCAGCAGCATCATTGGGTAGACTAACCCTAGATTTGGTCACAAAAATTGGAAATTTTACAGGCCCAATGACACAGGCTGAACGCCAAGCTAAGAACTCAAGCAAAAATATTGCAAATAGCTTTAGTGTTGCAAGTGTTGCAGCGACTGCATTTGGTGCTGCGGTTGCAGGGGTTTCGATTGGTGGTATGGTTGCCTTTGCAGATCAAACCATCCAAACCGGAAGTGAAATTAAAAAATTCGCCCAGCTGGCCAATACTTCAGTTCGAGACTTTCAGTTTTACGCAAAAGGTGCGGAAACTGCCGGAATTAGCATGGAGTCTTTCGCCGATAAGATGAAAGACATGCAGGACCGTATTGGCGACTTTCAGCAAACAGGTGGTGGACCTTTAGCTGACTTCTTTGAGAATATTGCTCCACTTGTTGGTGTAACTATTCAGCAATTCCAAAAGCTGTCAGGACCAGAAGCACTTCAGCTTTACTACGATTCTTTACAGAAAGTGGGTGCCTCTCAAAATGACCTGAAGTTCTATATGGAGGCCATTATTTCAGACTCCTCCTTACTTATTCCATTATTAGAAAATGGAGGTGAGGGCTTCAAGAAGTGGGGAGATGCAGCAGAGCGTGCTAACGCAATCATGTCTGATGAAATGATTGAGACCTTAGCGTTAGCAAAAGAAAATGTGCAGCTGTTAAGTCTGCAATGGGATGGATTAAAAGCAACACTTGTAAATAACGTGGTTCCTGTGGTGCAGTTGGTATCGGATAATATGGATGATATCAAGGCAGTCGCTTTAGCATTGACTGCTGCAATGGCTGTTAAGTTAGTGCCAACTGTTATTGCAACAAGCATTCAGTTGGCTCAGTTGGCTGCATTTTCGGTTCGTGCTGGTGCTGGTTTAATTGGGTTGTCTGCCTCAGCATCTACAACCACAGGTGCGATGGTTGCGTTACGTGGTGCGATGGCTTTCTTGGGTGGCCCTGTTGGATTAGCAATGCTTGCAGCACAAGGTATTGCGGCTGGTGCAGCGTTCGCCTACATGAAAAGCTCAAGTGATAGTGTTAAACCTTCTCTTGATAAACAGGGCAAGTCGGTAGCTGAGCTTGTTGTTGAGTACGATAATTTAACTGAAGCGCAACAACGTGCTTTTAAATATCAGGAAGCAGTAGAACTAAAAGATCTAACAGAATCATATACCAAGGCCCAGCAACAGGTTCGCGCATACGCAAGTTCAATTGCTGAGGTGATGGCAAAAGATGAATCCACGAAAAATACTATTCGCGGGTGGATCAAAGAGTTCGATCAAAATGCAATTAGTGCTGAAACCTTAGCAAACCGCATCAACAAACTTGGCACCATTACTGAAGAAAGTAAGGTGCACATGGACAAGCATGCTGTTGCAGCAACAGGTGCAAAAAGCGCGATGGATGCTCAACAGAAAGTTGTAGATTCTTTGGAAGTGAAATCCAGAACTCTTGCAAGATCTACGGATGTTGTCACTGCAAGCGTAAACAACCAAGCGCAAGCTTGGCTGAATCTTAATCAAAAACAAAGAGCTGCACTTACTGATATTAATGATGAGGTGCTTCGGTCTCAATATATTCAAAAAAACATTGCGGCAGGCTGGAGTCGAGAACGTGCCGAGTATGTCGCTGATTACCGCGAACAAGCAGGTCTAGGGTTCTCAAAAAGACTGAGTGCTATTGAGTTAAAGCAACTTGAAACTGGTTTTAAGGTTCAGGAGCAAAATAAAGCAAGAGAGGAATCTGAAAAGAAAATTGAAGAAGCGAAGCGCAAGCAGATTGAATTAAGCCAGAAGCAGTACTCATACAGTAACTTAGAACTAAAAATGCTTCAAAAAGTTGCAGAAATTAATTCAAAGTATGGATTAAATGAGATTGGCTCAAAGTACGGTATTCCCGAAAATATGCTTGCTGCCGTAATGGCACAAGAGTCTAAAGGGAATATTAATGCTAAAAGCCCAACAGGTGCGATAGGGCCATTTCAGACAACCAGTATTTTTAGAAAGCAATATGGTCTCTCTGTAGCTGATTCATATGATGTCAAAAAGTCGGCAGAAGTAGCTGCTAAGGACCTAGCTGAATCATTCAAGATTTTTGGGAACTGGAATGATGCTGTAACCGCATATAACGCTGGGGTTAAAGGAACTAAAGATCTAAAGTCAAAAGGATTTACTGGCTCAGCAGCAAAGACTAAGGAGGCGCGTGAGTATGCAGGAAAGATTGACAAACATTTAGTTGGGCTGGGTGGAACATCAAATAAATCTGCTGGTTTTGTGGCAAATGACGCTACTGAAAACTTAAAAGACTGGGGGGAGTACTGGAATGATATTGAAAATGTTCGCAAACAATCCCTTGAGCGTCAAAAAAACGTACAAAGCCTATATTTAAGTGAAGAGGAGCAATTACTTGAGGCTAACAAAGAGGCGATCAAGGAAATTAACCTCGCCTATGCTGGTGATGATGTTGCAATTAAAAAATACCTAGCCCTTCAACAAGCCGCATACGAAAAAGACGTTGCTGAATATCAGGAGGCTCAGAAACAAAAAGAGCTGAGCGATAAAAAACAACTGCTTGAAGCTAGTCGAAATTGGATGACTGCCGGCGAATATGCTCGCCAGTACTACGCATTAGTTAGAGAAGAAATTCTCAATACTTCTGAATACTCACCAGCAATGAAACAGGCACTAATTCAAGGCTCTTTGTCACAGCAAAACCTCGAAGAATCTTATGAGCGCGACAGTGCGATTGAAGATTACCGTGATGTGATGGGCTATGGAGAAAATCCGCTAGAGCGACAGTTTGAAGTTTTGCAAAAAATGCGTGAACTCGATCTGTTGAACGAAGAGGCATACCAAAATGCAAAACTTGAACTGCAAGCCAAGTCTACCGCTAGCTACATGGAAGGCATGCTCGGTGGTTTCGCTGCGCTGGTGGATGAGAACTCTAAAACCTATGCAGTACTGTTTGCTGCTCAAAAGGCTTTTGCAGTAGCCCAAGCAATGCTGAACATTCCAGCGGCATACTCTAAGGCCTATGATGCGGTCGTTGGTACACCATACGTTGGTCCATATATCGCACCTGCTATGGGTGCAGCTGCAGCAGCTTTACAGGTTGCTCAGGCCGCAAGCATGAAGTCGGTTAATCTGACCGGTATGGCCCACGACGGTATCGACAATATTCCGAAAGAAGGCACGTGGTTGCTCGATGGCGGGGAGCGTGTTTTGAATCCTGAACAAAATAAGGATTTAACTCGATACTTGAGTGAAGCCCGTGAAAGCAACACTAATAGACCTATCGACAACAACCTGCGCGTGATTATGGTTAAGGATGAGAATGAGGCAAAGGATTGGCTGTATGGCCCAGACGGTGAAAAGGCTTTTCTTTACCACATGAAGCGAAATCGTAGTAAGGTTTAAATTTTGGAGAGTGTTTTGGGTAATATCGTTAAATTTATTAAGGCTGAATCCGATATAGAAATCGATAGTGTTGGAATAAAAGCTTGGGAAACCATGTGTAATGTAATTGATCAAGACTTTCGTGGCACTGGGTTTGAGTCTTACGCAAATCAATTCAAGGATGAGTTTAAGCCAATTTTTGAGGCATTATTTATTGGGCCTTTAGAATTTCCTGCAATTAGTGATAGTGATGAAAATCCATTACATAAAGAGTGGAAAGATGTCTTGAGTAAGACGCTTGAGCGAATTCATGTGCATACAATGAGCTTGGTGAAAACTACCTATATTCGTGAATTAGAGCGATCCTGTGAGTTGAACTTCTCATAAGACAACATCGTTAGGAATTAGGATTCGCATAAGCCCACTTCGGTGGGCTTTTTTATTATGAGGACAAAATGAAAATACAAACATCATATGGCGAGGTGCACGTATTAACAAATTGCCCTCTACTCGAATCGACTGAAAGCCTGGAATGGATGACTGAAGTACATGAATCGTTTGATGGTTCTGAGATCCGCTATCCACTTCGCGATGCACCACGGCAAATCCTGAATTTCAAGTACACGGAAATGCGTAAAGCTATGGGTGATCTGTTTCATATGCTCTACGCCAATCTGCGTAAACAGTGGGGGATTCCGCTGCGTCAGATTAAGCGAAGCATTCCAGATATTACCGATGACGATTTCCTCATTCTCGATGCAGCAGACACTATAGCCGACCTTAGAGTCGGTTTTGCTTTTATTGAGAGTAAGGAAGGCCACCAAGTTGTGGAAATCACGGAGCGCGGCCGCTACATCATTGTTCAGGAAGAAATCCGGGACCCGGAAACGGATGAGGTGATTCAAGAATTGATCACTGAATACCAGGACGGCTTTCGACTGGCTGAAAACATCACAGCGACCAACGCAGTGATTATGCCGCTACGGATCTGCATCATTGACGGTGATGCGTCAATTAATACTGGCGGTTTCTGGTCCAATGCTTCAGTAGTTTTCCGTGTGCTGGCAGAAGATTTACCAGAGCATATAGGCGATGCTCCAGAACAATATAAAGGCCAAGATATTTATTTTAAGCCGTTGCTGCTGGATGGCGACTCGATTGAAATCACCATGAGCCAGCATCAAAACGTGGTGGATAACAGTATGGGTGGCTTTCAGTCATTTACCCATCATGCCAAGGTAAAGCAGTCCAAACCCTTTAAATCGCTGATTCGAAGTTGGGATGATTTTCAGGAGTTTAGACGTTTCCTGTTTCGTCGTGGTGGTCGCTATCGCCCGTTTTGGTTGCCACTTTATGAGCGGCATTTGAATATTATAAACACGGGTAATATCAGCAGCAGCTTAAGCACCAATACCAAATATCTGGTTGAGGCTAATCGAAATTACCTTGCAGTGAAGCGCAAAAATGGCACATGGACAGCGCATGAAATTACAGCAAAAACAGGCGGATCTTTAACAGTTTCACCGGCAATTAATGCTCAGCGCAATGACATACGAACGATTTGTTATATGGGGCTTTATCGCTTTGATGCAGACCAAATTGAGTTTCAATTTTTAGGTGCCGGTATTTCACAAGTCACTATTCCCATTCTGGAGTTAGAAAGCTAATGGATATTCGTGTAGAGCTTTATCAATTCAAGCATGGGGATAAGACTTGGTATTTCACCAATCACCGTAAAGATGTCACTCATGGCGGCATTACATATAAGTCGGTGCGTGGATTAGATCGGGATGTGATTGAAGATGCGGACATTGATAAGTGTGAAATTGAGGTTACTTTTCCTCAACCGTACGCTCTTAAAAATGAGGCTGACGATGATTTTATTCGTGTATTTCTAAACAAGATTTACTTTGAATCGGTATATCTGACTGTGCTTGAGCTTGAGAAAAACGAAACATTGGTTTTGTTTATTGGTCGCGTGACTCAGCCCAAGTTTGATGATAGTGCAAACACCATGATTTTGGTTTGTTCAACCGGTGAATCTTATTTAAACAGAAGTATCCTGGTTCGAAAGTTTCAAAAGACTTGTCCGAACTCTATTTATGATCGTTGGTGTGGCTTGAAATTTGTGGATTGGGCTTTTGATGTGACTGTGACCGAAATCAATGGTCTAACGATCACATTCACCGTCAATCCTACTCAAGTCAAAGATGAAGAAGGCAACTTGGTATTCGAGCAGATTCCCATCTTAGATGAACTGGGGCAGCCTGTTTTAGATGAAAATGGGCAGCCGACATATACAGATGGTGATCCCATTATGGAGACCAAAGTGTATGCAGCTGGTTATCTCAATCGCGGTCTGTTTAAAAAACTCGGTGTTTATACCTTTGTTGTTGGAAACTCAGCCAATTCAGTCACTTTATATCGAGAGCATGTTGATTTAAAAATTGGCGATGTGATTCAGTTGGCACCAGGGTGCGATCAATCTTCAAAAAAATGTGATTCAACATTTAAGAATGGTGCACGTTTTGGTGGGCATCCATACATACCTTCCGAAAACCCAGTGATGACTCAATTGATTAAATAAGGAGGCTTTATGGTTATTGCGCCATGGCTTATTTATGCATTTTTAGCTGTTACAGCTGCAATGATGGTTTATACATATGTACAAATGCGCAAAATGCAAAAGAAGAACGGTCAGACCGCCAATCAACTTGATGGCACCATTGCTGATGAAGGTACTTCATTTAGCGACATAGCGGGCAGCCCACATATGTATGGAAATATCACACATCTGTGGGGGCAGACCACCACACCGATTAAAGCCAAAGGCGGTAAATAATGAGAATTTACATGTCTGATTTACGAAAAGCCAAAATGTGTGCTCGCGGTTCGCGGGCCTTTTTTTTGTCTCAAGGTTGGGATTGGCAGGAATTTCTTAAAAATGGTATTGAGCTTGAGGTTGTGAAAGCATCAAAAGATGCGATGGCACAGCAAGTGGTGGAGGTAGTCGAAAATGGGTGGAAGTAGCGATCAAGTAACAGGTTATAAATATGTAACGAATTTTCTATTATTTATTGGCAATCCGATTGAAAAAGTGTTGGGCATTAATTTTGACAAACGTGGTTGGTTAACGCCTTTAATTGATGAAATGAAGAATCCCTTAACTATAGGCACTGTAGAAAAACCAACTTTATACGGTGAAAATGAAGGTGGGGTGGTTGGGCAAATTTATGCAAAATATGGCACAGATAATCAACAAGTAGTGCCATTTTATAAAGACTATATGGAGTCAAAAGAACTGTCTGCTTCTGCTTATCCTTATCAATCTTATCTCGCATTTAAAGATTTTTATGTCGGTAACTCAGGCTACATGAAAGAAATGCTGCTTTGGCCGAAGCGGATTCATGTGAGAAATGATGGGGGTGCGCAGTGGTATGATTTGAAGGCAGAAATAAACACAGAATTAAATAATCCAGATAATGGCTTTGATGAAAATTGGAAATACTTACACAATCCGGTTTTATATAAGCATAAATCATCTTTTGATAATATCTGGGCTAATTGGACATCGGATTATTACGATAACAATTACCACATAGGGTTTTCAACATCTGGTCAAAGCACAGGTGTAATTCAACTTGAAACAGCTGCGGTTGAGCTTTCGCTGGACTATGAGGGGTTAATTGGCTGGGCTGAGATACAAATTACCTTAATCGGAGAAGAGTCTGATATTGATATAGTATCAATCTCTTGGCCTTACGAGTATTACTACACAAGAAAAGATTCAAGTGTACATAAAGTGTATTCACTTATGCTTCGCTCTAATAATACTGCCGGAAAACTAGAGATAACCCTCTCAAGGACATCCATCCCAGGGACTGGCTTTGCTGCAACACTAACCCCCATGGGAGTGTATCCAATAGTTGACCCGGTAAACGAAGAAAACCCAGACATCAATCCAATCCATAAAATCCGTGAAATTCTTACAGATGACACAGCGATGAATAAGCCAGAATCATCTGTTAATGATATTAATTTCACAAAGGCAGCAGATCGGATTTTTGATGAGGGGTTGGGTATTTCATGGTCTATTACTGAAAAATCATGCATTGATGCCATTAACGAGCTTTGCTACCACATTGAGGCTGGTATACGCATCAATCGCCAAACCGGTCTTTATGAAATGGTTTTATTTCGTGATGATTGGTTTGATGAAGATGAAATACACGCCATTCCTGAGAGCAAAATCAAAAGCATGCAGTATGAAATTACCAATGCTGATGAGGTTATTAATCAAGTCAATGTGAATTATTACGATCGTGCAAATATCAAGAACTCATCATTCTCAATTTCTGAAAATGGACTGATTCAAACACTGGGTTGTGTAAATGCTGAAACTTTGGATTTTCCATATTTCATGAATATGCGAAATGCGGAAATTGTGGCGAACTGGAAGCTTAAACAAGTATCCACTGGGGCTTTTAAAGGTGCATTTACAACGGGTTGGCGCGAGGCTAGAAAGTGGAATCGTTATGATTTAATTCGGCTGCCGTGGTCTAAGCGTTGGACTGGAACTATTTTGGTTCGCATCATGAGCATAAACCTTGGTGGACCAACGAACAATGAAGTTTCAATTGAGTACATAGAGGTTGTGCCATCGACTGCAATGATGAATACCACTATTGTAGCCGATGAACCCATTGATAAGCCGTTGCCACCACAAGCTTGCGAGTATGAACCTTTTGAGATGCCATATTACTTAGCTGCAATGAGGCTTGGTCAGCGTCAAGTTGATGAAGAATTAGCATATGATAGCAATTTTGGTTTGGTTGGGGTTGTTGCTGAAAAACCACAAGAGAACTCGCTTTATGCAGTCATGATGACAAATAATTATGACGAGTGGGTGCGTGCTGGATCAATTCAATATTCATTAACTACTGATTCAGATCAATTTATTTCAAAAACCTCATCAAGTTTCACAGTGAAGAATTGGAAGAAAATTTCTAATGTTCCGGCTGGCACACTGATTCAGTGCGGAAAAGAGTGGCTGACAGGATTATCTGAATGGATGGTATTTCAAAGTGTTGACCATAATACTGGTGTTGTATCAGTCAAGCGTGGCGCATTGGATACACAACCAAAAGACTGGGATTTAGGTTTAAAACTTTATTTCTGTGGAACCGATATTTCGTATGATCAGACAGAATATGTCGCAGATGAGAAAGTTCTAGTATCTGCACTAACAACTACACCATCAGGCGTACTTGAGCAAAAAGGCTCAAATCTAGTGGAAATGAAGGCTCGTGCAGTTCGACCATACCCACCAGCAAATGTGAAAATTAACGGTGAGTATTGGCCTACTGAAATTGAAACAGACCTAGCCATCACTTGGGTGAATCGGAATCGCTTACAGCAAACTGGCGGTGAAATCATTGGTTGGTATGAGGGTGGTGTAACGCTTGAAAGCGGTGTGACTTATATGTTGGTTTTAACTGAGCTTGATGAAAACCAAGTTGAATTAAGGACTCAAAACATAAATGTGGGTACTTTGAATGAGTACATAGTGTCTACCGGTTCAATGCAAGCGAATACACTCTCAATTGAAATAATATTGAAATCCATTCGTGACGGTTATGAGTGTTTTTATCCATTTACGCACACTGTTGAGTTATCTCAATTCTTTAGTGCGCCATACGACATTGCTTATGTAGTGAGTGACTTATGAGTAAAAAAATTGATTACACTTTTAAGATAGATGGGTTTTACGAAAGCACAAATTACTATCGCTCAGAAACTCCAATGAATGTAAATGCGATGCCCGCGCCAGTTGCGACAGGAATTACAGGGCTTACATACACGGATGAAACAGCTGAGGTCGGGAAAACGTATTATGTAAGATTTGGAAGTTTGAAGAATGGTAATGAAAAACTAAGCAATGAAATTACCATTTCAATAGCAGAGCCTGGATCAAGATATTGGCGAGTTCGTACTACCCAAAACAATGGTTCGCTATACATATCAATTGGTGAGATTTTCTTAGTTAGCGGCTCATCTGATTTGGTTACATCAGGTAAGATTTATAACCAAAGCTCTAAGAGCGGTGCAAATGGGGCGGAGGGTTGTTTTGATGGTATTGTAAATGGCTCAACAAATTGGTACACCGCAGCGGCAAACATGCCTGCATGGGTTTCAATAGATATGGGTGGCCCTGCAATTGTTGATCGTGTTGATATCGCAATGAGTACATCAGCAGGACCAAATGAAGCACCTAAGAGCTTTGAAATTCAAAAGAGTGTTGATGGTGTTACTTGGGTTACTGTCAAAGAATTTACAAATCAAATCAGTTGGGCACTTGGAACAAGAAGGCAATTTATTTTATAGAGTACCTTCGGGTGCTGTTGTGCAAATAGAAGTTTAAAACCATTCAACACAATGCACCTTCGGGTGTTTTTTTATTGCCAAAAATTGGGGGGATTTATGACAAAAGGAGAAATCTATGGACTTCCTTAGTCAAGTTTTAGAGAGCATCAAAAGTCATTCACATATCCTTTTTACGGGAGTTTTGGGTGCGACTTTTGGCTTTCTATTAAGCAAGGAACCGGCTCGAGACCGCTGGATAGGGTTTTTTGCCGGCTTCATTTTATGTGTGGTTTTTGCTGAACCAGCAAGCTTATTTCTTGCAAATGGCAACTACCCCGAACTATTTGGTTTTGTTTTAGGTGCGGCTGGTAAGAGTACAGCTGAAGCATTACTAAGTCTGGCCCGATCAAGAATCCTTGGTTTGGTCAAGAAGGAGGATGAAGATGCTGGTAATCATCAGTAAGACAGCATTGATATTATTTATAGTTTCTTTTGCAATCATGGTATTCCACCCAAGAATACAACTACCAAAGCATATTGATTTCCTGTTGATGTTATCAATCTTCTTTGGAGTGGCGCTTTTTGTCAAAGATGACTACACCCCAAGTCCAGCCGGCACACTTTTCTATACAACCGTAAGCATTGTAATCGCACTCTTTACCCGACAACTCTATATCTGGGGAAAAGGTGGCGCACGACCAAAATTCTTTAAATGGGATAAAGACAATGAGTAAGAATTTAACCACTGCTCAAATTGAAGCTCAAGCGAAGGCGCTTGGTGTTGAAGTTGCTGCTCTCCGTGCAGTTATAGAAGTTGAGTGCAAAGGGGCTGGCTTTAATCCAGATGGTACACCAGTAATTCTTTATGAACGACACAAGTTCTATGAAGGTCTGCAAGCAATTAACTGGATTACTAAATCAAAAGAATGGTCCAAGCAGTTCCCAGATTTATGTAATCCAGCGCCTGGAGCATATGGCAAATATTCAGCACAGCATGACAAACTGGAGCGCGCAGCCAAGCTTAATCGTGAAGTGGCATTGGAGTCCTGTTCGTGGGGAATAGGGCAGGTCATGGGATACCACTGGAAATCTTTGGGCTACCCAACATTACAAGCATTTATTAATGCAATGTATAAAGATGAAGCCAGCCAACTAGAAGCAATGTGTCGATACATTAAAGTGAATGGTTTAATTGGTGCACTTAGAAATAAGGATTGGAAGGCATTTGCTAGAGGCTACAATGGGTCCATGTATGCAAAAAATAGTTATGACGTTAAATTAGCTAAAGCATATAAGAAGTGGTCCGCATGA